TTCCTCAACATAGGCTTCAATGGCGTGGGCGTGGGCTTGTATTACATCGACAGAGTTAGAAGGTATACCTCTTGTTTTAACATTTGAGGATGCATTAGGAGACTTTACATGGTCTGGACGTTTCATTACATATTCTTCGTATCCACGAGCCCAAAATGCCTTACAATACCATACTTGTTGTTTTCTATGAGCAGCGGGTATCCGTAGAATACCGCTGCCATTAAGATGTCTTCATAAAATATTTTCGCAAGGGGCGGACGAGACGCATACTCAGCGACAAACATATTTGAAGGTGCTGACATATTAAACTTGTTATATAGATGACAAGCGCCCTTAGAGCCCCGATTATCAGTCGTGGAATCCAAATCATAACTATCGACACCGCCAACACCTATATGGTCGTTGGCTGGGTGTTTTTTATTGTACTTAATTACGTACTTATTACGCATCTCTGGCTTAGGCATCCAAGATACACGCCATCTACCATTCTTGTCTGGACTAAATACAACCTCACTATCGGATACACCGCCCTTCCAGCTAAAGTTTCCTTGCACAACTGGATTAGGATACAGCTCTTGGTTGTACTGAATCTGTTCGTATATCTTTCCGATATTAAATGTAGAGCCTTCAATGCTGTCTCGCATCGCCTCATCCACCGTAAACGGGAACTGACGAATAAATTCGTTAAGCTCCCTAGCATCGTGCTTTAGCGCATCACGCTCATTCTTAAGATAGGTGCGTGCACCGATATCTACGTAGTCCCCATCAATCGTCTCAACAGGCGCTTCAGGGTCTTCAACAACAGGGTTTCCATACTTATCGAAGAACCCTTCAAGCGCTTCGTATGCAGGAATAAAAAGTCTATATAAGCCTGTCTTCGTCCTTCCATTGGCGTTTCTATCGTCTGGGTTGGAATCACGCCAAAGCTCCTTGTACTGATTACCTCCCTTGTCCATAGGGTTTACCGTGGAGCCGACTAGCGCCTTCCCGATAATCTTACGACCTACAATAAGACAGGTACGCTCAATGCGCCACGCCTCACGGATATCAGTTGGTCTCTCCCACTTACCAGCCTCATCGAGGTACATAAGGTGGAGCTTCTCACCATCATATGCGTTGTTCGTGGTGTTCTTCCAGTTAATAATTGTATTAAGAGCCTCTCCCTTATTCGAGGTCTTGTTCTTTTTAGTGATTCGTTTTGATGGCTCACGGAAAGCAAGTTCCATACGTGGGTTTGTAGTACCGTCCTGTATGGGCTTGAAAAAGAATGGGTACGACTTAAACATAGGAACCACTTTCTTCATAAAGATGTTTTCCTGTGCGTCTTTACCCGTCTTAGACTGTATACCTAGAAGCTTGTCTTTTACTTGCGTGCCCTCATCTACAAGTATGGCAGAAGCCATATTGGTGTATCCCGAACGTCTACACTTGGTGTACATCTGCCCTATGCAACGTGGGTCTGCTTCACAGGCGGCAAAGTGAATGAACAGCCTTCTCTGAAACTCTAGGTAAGACGCATATCCAATATCCATCTTACTCCACTGGAGCATCATATAGTGTCTCCCTGTAATGTAGATGCGTTCACCGTTATTAAAGAACCAAACACCCTCACGCCTACGCTTAAACTCCTGCTCGATGTATGGAGAAAAGCGTTTCTTGAAATCGGATGGCATTTCGTACCACTCATCCATAGAGCGAATCCTCTGCAACTCTGCTGGCACAGGAAGTCTTTGCCACATTTGCATATCCAGCTTACTCCCATAGTTGAGGATTTCTTTGTCTGGCGGAGCTTTGGGAAGCTGAATGTCAATCCCACCGATTTCGATAACCTCACCAGACGTATCATTGGGACATATGTTGATAACATATTCATCATAACCCTCAACCTTCTTAAGTCCAGCCATTTCATTTAATTTGTGTATATTTACATTAAATTAACATCAGCCCTATGAAAAAGCTATTAATTCTTATTGCTTTGTGGGGGCTGGCTTCTTGTTCATCGAGCAAGAGTGTGGCATCTCAATCGTGCGTCTTGGAAAACTGTGATATAAGTGCCGTCCACTCCCACGCAATGTACTGGGCAAGTTACTAAAAATCCCAGTACAAGAAGACTTGACTACTTGGAGAACCGTTCTGCGAATCCTCCAGAGTAGTCTTGCTCTTCTTCAATTCCTCCTGTTTCTTTAAGTTCTCTAACCATTTGTTCGAGTCGTTGGTATTCGATAAGGAGTTCTTTTGCATCTGTTGCTGTTTGTTTAATACTCTGTAGTTCAGCCTTGCGCTGTGAGCCAGACAGCTCCCCATCGACAGGCTTTCTAATCTCATCAATCATATTATTGATGGCAATCTCCATAGAGGCCAACAGCCTTGTTGACGCTTCTACTGTGTTAAAGCTCTTCTTCCTTGACATAGACTAGCTCTGTTGTTCTCATACGATAGACCTTAGTACCGTCTTTAAGCTCCATTTCGTATTCAGAATTTTTTGTGTAACCCACCATATCACCAGGCTTCGCTCCAATCCATTCTGAATCCGAGGGTATTGTGAGTAGTTGTCCTTCCAGTTCAGGTTCTTTTGCGAGGCTAAGAACAATGCCAGAAGCACTTGTTTCCTCTTTCGGTTTATCTGGGGGTAATACGAAACACCAATCACCAAGCATAGTAATATCACCATCTTTATCTTCGATTGCAATACTATGGTTTCCATATCCTCCGAGTGGGTCGTAATTAACAAGGTAAAGGCCTTCTCCGATATCATAAGCTTGTTCCATTACTACGTGGTGGTGAAAATATAAAGTGCCTCCCTCGCAACTACCTATTGGGCAATTTACAGGGCAGCTAACAATTTCCGCATAATTAAAACGATGTTGAAACTCGTTAAACTTGGTTACAAGCTTTAAAGTTGTCTCATCGGACAACTTTATTTCATCCTTGAATTTTTTGGGTATTCTGACTAAAAAGTGTCTTAGTGTTTTCATATCAATCAAAGTTTAGGTCATACTCAAGGATACAAGGCATATCATCGATAGCCTTCCATAGCATTGTACCGTCTTCGTTTTCGATATAAATCAGATACCGTTTGTTACTATACTTGTGTAAATGCGCTTCATCTAAAACGATTGCGCTTACTTTTCCAGAACCTGCACGCATACCGACATAGTATGCCATAGCATCTTTCGGGTCACGCCCGATAATAATTTTCCTAATCATTTTAATTTAATTAAGTGGAGGTTAGTTTATATCTCCGTCTCTTTTTCCAAAGTTTAACCAGTAGTTTATTTTAGAGGTATCTTCTGGTTTTTCCTCTTCTTCTGCCTGCATACGGTAAGCCTCTACGCAGTATGACATCATATCGTCAAGCTCTTCCTCGTCAGCTACAGAGAATGTAGAGAGCAGGCTCATAGAAGCACGCTCGTGGCCATCTTCGTCTGTGTATGACGTTTCTAAGTCTAAGAACCCTACAGCAAGACACGCTAGGAATTCATCCTCAAGTCCGTGCTTTTTAACGGTCTCGTTAATAGCGATAAGTAGTTCTTGGACTTCTAGTATGCAATCTTTTTGTCTTTCAGTCATTATAAAATATTTCCTAGTTCTTTAGCTGTAAAGATAAACTGACTGTTAATCTTTAGCGCTACGTTTCCTGTAGTACTTGACACAGCAATTCTAACTCTTTCTCCAGCGTCTAACATAAACAATCCCCAGAAAGAATCAATCTGTAGTCCTGTACCAGATTTAAATCTAGTGTAAGACTTAACCGTATTCCAGCTTGCCGTATCCCACTTTTGCAGAATATACGTAATATTTGCATTAGGGTTAGTAACCTCAGTACTTGCTGACATATCAATGTAAAGCGCAATGCTACTGTTGGATACGTTCTCAATGTACTCACCTGCAACAGAGTCCAACTCAAATTTTGCTGGAGAGTTACCAAAGTGGAAACTTGTTGATTCCGTAGCGTTGTCTGGGTCAGTAAACGCAACAACCAAAATATCTCCTGTGTCTGGAGGTAATACATCAGCATTAACACATCCTACAAACGTCTCTTCCATAGGACTAACGTCTGTAGAGTTAAACGTAACAGTATTCGTGTCGTAGGTGATGGTCATATTATCACCAGCCTCGAATAGAATGTTACCAGCGCTCGTGGGTACAGCAAAGTTTACTGCGTTGGCGCTGTCTACAAAGGCAGCGGTAGCTCCATCAACAGCAACAAAGTTAAGGTCACGCTGAATGACGTTGTTGCTTGAATCCAACATTAGTACTTTAAGCTCATTTGTACCAGCAGCTGGAGCTGTAGAGAACGACAATGCGTCCACACCAACAGCGTCAGTAGATATTTTTAAAGCTGTAGCTACGCCAGCACCGTCTTCAACAGACTTTAGTGTAGAGGTAGCACCATTAGATTCTAATTTCAATAAAGACTGATAGGTGTCTTTAACCTTATTTCCTGAAAGAGTCGCCATTTGAGTATCTTTGTATTCTATGCAAATTTAATAAAAATGAAGAAGCGACCACAAAAGGGTAAGTTTCGTGATTTCAAGATGCGTAAAGAGCTGTGGCTAAACAAAGGCTACCTTAAGTATTTACGCTTAGCAACTAGAGATATCGTAGGAAACTATGACGTTAGCGAATCAGAACTCAACTTTATGCTGTTTATATACGACTATGAGTTCTTTACTATGGACCACATCTCTGAAGCATACTTCTACAATAGAATAAAGCTTGCCCAACGACTAATGTATCCACTACAGCGTAAAAACTACATCTATAAATATTACGATAGACTGTCCCCCACTAGTTATGAGGAAGCCATCTTTAATGAGAGTAAGTGGAAATACAAGGTACGGTACGCCTTGACCCAAAAGGCAAGGCTACTAGTACAAAAATACTATAGGAAGATAGAGGG